CTTGCCAGATTATCTGGTGAATAAATTGAAAGTGCTAAACTAGAACTTTCATTTAACATTGTTTCATTTAAAACAACTCCAACTTTATCTGCGAGTGCTTTTGCTTGGTCAAAGTGTCTATAAGATTTTAGACCTAATCTCACTTTCTGCATTTTGCCCTCAACATAAGAATATAATTGTTGATGTTCTTTAATTACATTATCTGCACTAGCAACATACATCTTAAAAAAGTTTAGAGTATTCTCATCAACTTTGAATTGTCTTGAATGACAATAACTAGAACCAATAGTCCAAAGTTTA